TTTAAAGTTGTCTTTAACTTTTCTATAATTAAGGTATGTTTCTCGTCCATCATTTTGTAATAAATTTCCTACCCACTTCTTACTATTTTCACAAAAATTAGCAACAAAGAAATCTAGTATTTCGTCTTTATTATATTTTGTGCTAAGTTTATGAAAAAAATATCTATCATTTCTTTTTGTAAATGTATCTAATTTACAGTTAACTTTACCACCGTATTCAAAAAAATCATAGTTAGTAGTAAAATGTAATTTAACTGCTAAATAAATTTTAAATACATCAAATCCTCCATACATATCTAAACAGGTAGTACACCACCCTTTTTCTCTTTCAACATTTTAAGATTTACTGCTTCGTTTTTGATTTTTTCTTTGAGTGATTTATTAATCATAGGATTTACAGTTGTTAAATCTATATCATTCTTTTCGCAATAGTCAACAACAGCATCCATATAGGTTACACGTTTTTCTTTTACTATTCCCTCAATCATCAAACTAAATTCTTTGCTATTCATTATTATAATATATCACATTTTGATTGATTTGTAAAGGGTGGTTCCACTCTCGCATCCCCACCCCTTGGCGCCAATTCTGTGCCTGTTTCTGTTGCAAGGTACAGGCAAACCCCAGCGACCTAGGCCGCTAGTGCATAACTTTCGTTAGCATTTATAGTTTTGACATTACGTTGTCAGCGATTTAACTCCAGTTAGTTTTAGTAGCAGTCGAATCTAACTCACCCCCTCAAAGCACATCTTAATGTGTTTTAAATTGGTGGAGGTGGTGGGTATTGCACCCACGTCCTCACTAGTTATTATCTAACCTTCAACGTCAAATTCCTTTTTTATTTTTACCTTTTATTTCACTTTTATTGTGTGTGTGAAATAAAATACAAGTTTCATCAGCACCAGGTATATCTACAGTTACTAATACTTGGTCATCATTTTCATAATAAGTTACCATATAAACAGGTTCACCATCAGGTTTACTTCCTGATCTACCTAAACTTATATGTTTTGCTTCAAAACCTTTGTCATCAATATATTCTTGTACTGCGTCTGGATTGCCACATACTGCTGGTATTTGTTGCCAGTATAAGTTATAATGTTTTTCATCAACACCGTGTTCAGCATATGCAATACCACATAATAAACTTAAAATTATTATTAATTTTTTCATTCTACCCCTTTAGCGATTAAGGTTGCAAGTAGGATATGTTAAATCACCTTTTTAATTACTTCGTACTTACTTTGCCTTTGTTTAGTTCTTCATAATATTTATAAAAATCTTCAACTGCCTTTCCAAGTGGTTCAATGTAATCTTTCTTTTCTTTTTTGTAACAAGCAACGGTGCCGTCTTCAGCAGCCAATAAGATAACTATTTGCTCAATGGGTGTTTTAAATATTTCTTCATACATCATTGCATAAGCAGTAGTTTGTAAAAAGTAATTATCAATCCATTCTTCGTTACGTTCTTTGTTAGCAGTTTTAAAATCAATAACTGACAATTTGCCATTATATTCTGCAACACAATCAACTTGACCTGCAACGGTCAATTTATGTGAATACATAATTGCTTCTAATAAGTGAATATTATTAATTTGATCTACGTATGGTTTTAATAGTTTGAATAGACCTATAGGTAATACACTTCTCTCACTAGGTGTTTCGCCTTTTAGATATTGTTCAACTAAAGTATGGGTTGCTTTACCACGTCTAGCGGCTCTGCCCATTTCCCAATTGGCAGCACCTTCACCAACGTTCTTACGCCACTCGGCAAGTCCATCTTTTTTTCTGATATTTAAAACGGTAGTAATAGACGGATAGTTTTTACCATCTACTTCGTAAAATCTGTGTCCGTCTATTCTTCTACCTTTAGTCTTCGGTAATAAGTCTTTGTTTATTTCTATAAATTTAAATTTGCTCATAATGTATTCACTATATCATAATATATCGTATTTGTCAAGTGCTAAACACGATATTTCATATACATATAATTAAGTTCGTCAGGCGTTCAGTATTCGTACTTCTCGTACTGTGTTTTACCAAACGTATTTCTAAACGCTCTTAATAACTCTTTTCTATTGCCTTCTTTTTTATATGAAACGTGTACCCAACCGCTGTTCGGTTCATCTGGACCTTTCCAAAACTCTAATATCATTTGGTCATAATCTAAATTTTCATTAATCCAAATAACTAATTCTTGGTTGGAAACACCAAAGATTTCAAAATCAGCTGCCTGGCCTTTAGCGTGCTGTGAAGTTTTACTAGAACCAATTGCTTCGCATAACTCTTCCGACCTAAAGCCTGAGCTAACACTTACAACTTTACCAAAATGGTCTCTTACAGGTTGTAAAACCTTTTCACATAATAACTTTAAAGAATTAATTTGATCTTCATTAGGATTATTGTTAATCCCTTTTCGATCAGCAGTTTGACTAGCAACTAATTCTTTAAGCGTGAAGTTTTTGCTTAATTCCATTTAATTTATCCTTTACTTTTAGTTTAAGTTTTTTGAGTTGTCTTAAATTATACCAACTGTAGTTTGATCTATCATTATTACGTATTAGTTCCATTTCACCCACTTTTGATTTTAGTTCTTTATGATTATGTTTTATTATTTGTTTTACACTCATATTAACCTCTTGTTAGTTTTAAGATTTTCTCTATTTGTGCCTTAATAATTGGACCTCTATTTGGCCAATGTATGTAAGGTTCATCACTTTTACTTAAATTATATAAAAACGGTAAAACTATCTTTTCAATATCCTTAAATCTTTGATTAACCGTTTCATCTGTTATTTCTTTTGTGATTGTTTCTTTTTGTGCCACAATTTCCATAACTTCATTCATCATAGATTTAATATCTCTTACATCTTCTTTTACTTTAGATAGTTCTAAATTTGAATTTTCTATTACTTTAGGATCTACTACAGGTTCCTGTGTAGGAGTAGATGATACAGGAGTTATACCCCAATCATCTGATAAGTCAAACCCTCGCATATAATCTGGTATATTATCTGACATTAAATTACACCTCCGTATTTCTTTTTCATCTTTGATACTGCTTGTTTTGTTTTGATTGATTTAACATCTTTTTTGCCGTGTTCTCGGCCTAGAGGCGTATGTGGATTTGCCTCAGCAATCTTTGATAGTGTTTCTTTCCATCCTTGATCATTTTTGTGTGTAATACCTGATACACCACCAACTATATTTATAGGCATAATTTTCTGACGGATATGCTTGTTCTTACTCAAATACTCTTCCATTTCTGAAATAGTCATATAATCAGTATGTTCTTTGTCTGTTTTTGTGTTAATAAACGTATAAACAGGCATTACGATTTAAATGGATCTTTTGTTTTAAAGTATTTGTTAATAACTGATAATTGATCGTCATATTCAGCAATCACTTTTAATTCTTTTTCAATTGCCTCAATTATGTCTGGATGTTCACCAACACCAGCAGCATTTTTTAAATAAACTTCTACATTCATTTTATGTTTAGCAATATGACCTTTTGCGTGGTCTTCAATTGCTGTTATCATATTATCTCTATTATATTCATTCGCCATTTGTTTCTCCTTCCTTTAATCCTTTTCTTAATATATCTTCTTCTATAGGTGTATATAATCTTAACATACCTTTTTCTTTTGCTAATCTTTCATTTTTAGCACGTATTGATTCTTGCATACTAATTTTTAATCCTTCATCCTCTTGTATCATATTGTATTCCTTCTTTAAACCATTGTGGCATTTTTGCATTAGGTTTTTCCCATTTAGCAAATCTTCTTTTTTCTAGTATATAGTATTTTCTATATGACGCAACACTATCACCTGGCACTTTGCAATGATCTGGCATAGCAGGTGTTGCTTCTGTACCGATTACATCTACTCTAGCATTTTTAGGTGGCACAGATAATAATTGACCTAGTTTTGTGATTGAAACGTGGTCTTTATCTTTCTGCCATCTTAACTTATATTGTTCGTTTAATGCCATCATATGTTTATACAACCATACATAATTGTAAGCAGATTTTAATACCCATTGTGTACTAGGGTGACCTAACCAACCTGCTTTGTATATGATTGCTTCTTCATTAGGATTATCAAGTCGCCATCTTTTTATCTTACGACCATTTTTTGTCTTATCAAAATATTCTGTACCGTCTAGCACTCTCTTTGCTGTACATAACATTTGAGCAGACTCTAATATCATTTTAATAATGTGTTTATCACACATCATTTCTGCCGCTTTGACAGGATCTTTATCTACGTAAAATATATTCATTTGTTTTCACCTCCCTCATCTAAATTGTGTAATATAAAATATAATACAATAACTGAAACTGGTATACCTATAAAAAATAAACCTAACATTAATGTACTAAAGTCCTCATCACCCAATCTCGCATATTATATTCATCTGCTAATTTCATCATCTTATTATACCACATAGATTTCATTTCATCTGATTGTGCTTCTGCACACGCCTTTGCTAGATTTTCTAGTCTATGTTTTTTGGGATCGTTTTTTAAACGTTTTAGGTCTTCATTTGTCATCATATAATTATCTCCTCATTATTATAATATATCACTTTTTTAGTCTATTGTCAAGTCTATTTTTTGTCATTCCAATCGTATATTTGATTGAGTTTTAACTTGATTTCATCTGGATTATCACCAAATTCCTTAACTAAACCTTGATAACCTCTTAATTTTCTAACTTTTTTATTAAGTGTATCAATTTTTTTCTGTAAATCTTCTTTTTCTACTGACTTTGTTAAGTTCTTTTTCATTCGCCATTGACGTAATGATATGTTAGCCGCTATTAATAACAATACTGCTAAAGGGTCAAATACAAATATAAGTATTAGTATGACAATTCTAACGGCACTATCAAAATGATTTTTTGCCTCATCACCATAAATCAATTCAGCAACATATTTTAATGGTCCTACTTCCGCTTCAATTTTTAGTTGTTCTAACTCTATTGTGTTTTTGGTTTTGTTCAACTCCAATATTTTTGACGTTGCTTCGTCTATGGTTTTATTCAGTAGGTCTCTTTCTTCTTTTTGTTTGTTACGTTCTTTTAATCCTCTAGTTACATATTCTTTATCAATATAAACATCTAACGCCTTATCTAATTGATTTAAGGTCTTTTCTGCTCTATCAATAATAATCTGTTGTTGATTAATTTGTTTGTTATATGAATCTATGCTTAATTGATTACCTGATGTAGGTTGTACTTGATCTAGGTGTGCCTTTGATAAAAAACCAAAGATACCCATTGATGTAATGAATATTAAAACTATAATAGAAGTAAAAAGATATGCCTTCAACAATCTTGGTACATCACTTCGCCAATTCTGATACAACCAACTGGCGGCAACTAACTTACCTATTTCTAATGCTGTACCCATAGCAATAATCGGTACGGCAGCACCAGCAAATAACGTAGCAAGTCCTACAATAGAATAACCTGCCGCTATAACAGATATACTAATTGCTGATATAAAAGTTAATAGTGTTAGAAACATAGTAGTATTATTTAGTTAAATCTTTTGGTTTACTTTCAGGTATGATTGTATTCGTTTTTGAATCTGATTTAACTTCTATAGGTATTTCACCTACCTTTTCTTCTCTATCTCTTATTTTATCTACAATAAAATTTACACGTTCAGCATAATCTTTTGTAGTAGAATATAGTTTTAAAGTTTTAATTAATACTTTTGAATCTAATTGTTGACCTAATACTAACATTGTAGTTCTCTTATCTCTAAATTCTGCATAAGCAGGATGTGAATTTAAAAGATTTACAAAGTATTGTACAGATTGACACTTTGTTGTAAACACTCTTACACCCCAACCTGGCCATTTTTTAGTACCTTCTATTAACATATGTGGTATATTTTTATCGTAAGTTCTAATACCAAATAAATTATTACCTTCAATTGCAAATCTACTAGTTCCCCAACCTGACTCTAACGCCGCTTGTGCAACAATCATTTCCATTGGTACTCTTTCAAACCTAGGTGTTTCAAAGTTTACCCAATCAACACACTTTCTAACTGCCTCTACAAATTGTACATCATTATT